TCCGATTTGTCAAGAATATTTTTAAAAAATATCATCAATTAACACGGGCTTATAATTAATCATTTCTACCGAGCAGTTAAACATACAAGTTTTGTCAATTCGTTCATTGTCACTATTATTATGAATGTGTCCAAAAAAATGGTAATCCCACTTATTCCTATCAAAGTCCCATATAGGTTCGTGATTCAACAATATTCTTTTCTCTTTATATATAACTCCAAGAGAACCTTCAATAACAGGAATATTAGTATACTTTTTAAGATGTTCATCATGGTTGCCCTTCAAAAATATCTTTCGCCCTTTTAAAGCATCATAAATTATTTGAGCTACTTTATACTTTTGTTCGGCCCCCACAACAAAATCACCAAGAAAAAATATATAATCTTCATCCGAAACCGTATTATTCCAATTATTAAAGATAGTCCCATTCATTTCTTCAATAGACTTAAAATGAGTCCTAAGACCAAACTCAAAAGCAAGTCTTGAATGATAAAAATGAGAATCGGATATAAGATAAAACGGGTGGGTAAAATTAACAACTTTCAATCATAAACTCCTTTTCAATTATTTTTTAACATGAACATAAAAATCGACTAACTTATTATCTTTAATTAAACTTTCAAAAACTTTAAAAGCATCTTCACAAGATTGTCTAATTCTTTTTTCTGAAATTTGATTTCGTTCGCCTTTTTCAAAACGGTATTGGGACTGTTTAATAGCAACTTCTGGATTTGTATCTATAAGAACAAGAACGGTCGTAAAACCGTTCTCCTTTGCTTCCAATAGTCTTTTCTTGGCACCATTTAAATTTGCGTTCGTGCCCATATGAATAAAAGATTCATCACCCTTAAGAGACTGAGAAATCTTTTCATTGAACTTCTTTCTTCCTTTACTCAAATTCGATCTATCATATTTTCCACCACCAACATCTTTTACAAAATCATCCACATCAATAACAGGCAATTCAACAAACTTATTTGTTAAAAATGTTTTTCCAGTACCAATACCGCCACCAACCGAGACAAATAACTTATCATCCTTCAAGTTATTTATCTGATCAATCTCAATCGGCGCAGCCTCGTTGAGACTATAATAATACTCAAAACTAGTTACTGACATGTGGTGGGGTATCTCCTTGCGTTGGTTCATCGGACATTAACGGGTCTTGAGCATCCAATGGTGGAGGTGCTTGTGGATCTGCTTTTGGTTGCACCTTTATCTTCTCCACCTTATTAGTTATATCATGAAGGAATCTGTTCTTGCATTTCTGAATTATCTCATGGATTCGCTTCTTGACTTTTTTAACATAGCTGTTATCACCCTTCATATATTTTCGTATTTCATTTCCGATGGCAACGTCGAAATCCCCATAGGTAGGAAAACGCTTCTCAAGATAGTTAGCTAAACCTGTAGTGAACGCAGGATCTATTCCAATAGACGCAGCTTCTTGCTCAATCAACGGCATTACCTCAGAGGCAAATGCTCTGGCATTATCTTCATTGAAATAGTGTTCTGCGAAGTTCATTTTTTTACTTCCTTATCGTATCTCCGTTTTATCATATGGAATATAATCATCTACAAACATTTTTGGAACAAACTGAACTTGTTTTTTATCATCTCGATATTCATACCATTGATTCACAACCCACGCATGATTTCCATCACCAATAACATCATACTCTTTAGTCTCACCGGCTTTAAGTGGATCGCGAGCAATTATTTTCGCAACTACTGGTTTCTTATAATATTCAGAAGGAGATGGAATGTTTGGTATTTCTTCTCCATCCACAATGGCTTCTCTAAGATATTCTTGAAAGCTCATTACTCTAACTCCTTCACTACTTTTATTAGCTCATTATAGCTTTTCATATCCGTTGTAACTCCGACAGCAGCTTTTTCCAATTCAGTTCTTGCTTTTGTAGCCAATGAAATAATTTGCTTAATCTTCTGTTGTTTGACGGTCACATCCTCTTTATCTTTGGATTCAAGTGGAATTAACAAATCTTGATCAATTGGTCCAGACTTATTACCATCAATTGATTTGATAACTACCTCTTTATCTCCCAAACTATCTGGTGCCAGTATTCTAACAATGGTTGCTTCCTTACCACCAAAAGCATCAAAAAGGCTTTTATTGTTTTTAAGAAACACTTCATGAAACCCTTCTTCTTTAGCCTGATCATACGTCTTTACTTTGACACCCTGACCCTTAAAAAACTTAAATTCATTTAGAACATTTTCTTTAAGAAATTCACTGAAACTCATCTTAAATCTCCCTTTCTAACCACAATCCATTCGGCTGCAGCACCGCCACCAACTATCGATTCACCTTTGGTCATTACTTCTTTTCTAATACGATTCGGTTCATCATCCGTCATAAATTCACTGGTACGTAAAAGTTCTTCCAACGATCCATCGTAAACCGGGCTTCCGTCTTTTTCAATGTTATCCCAAACTAAAACATCTATATCTTCGCCCAATGCCTCTTTTAAGTATTCTTGGAAACTCATTTCTTGTACTCCTGATTATATGCTTTCTTTGCTTCTTTAAATCTATCCGATACAACCTTAAACATAATTCCATTGGCAAGCTCAAATACCAATCCTTCAAATTCATCCCCAAACTTACCACTCTTAATCAACCCACCCAACTTTTTTGAAAACTCTTTTTGAAAGTTAAGCATCTCTTGCTTAATCTTTCTCTTTTGCTCCATTGCTGGTTTCTTACGACTCGGATCATTAATAATAGCATCTATTTTTTGACCATACTCCTTCTCTATACTATTTATGAATTTTTCAACCTGTTGAATTTCCGGTAACATATCTATTTCAGAAAAGTCCGGAATGTCACCATAATCAAACTTCAATGTTTTGGTACTCATTCCTTTCAAATCTTCTTTAATCTTCTGTACCTTATCTTGTTCCAATGGTCTACCTTTACCGTCCATCACATTGATAACGACAAAGGTTGCCCATTCTCCAAGCTTCTCTTTCTTGTACCATGTCGCAACAAACTTAACGACCGAATCATCTACTTCAGATTTCTTTCCAACCGGAAGATAGAAAGATTCAACTTGAATCTTAATACCACTTGGTGTATTAATTGACTTTAAATAGTTCTGAAGCTTAGTGTCATTTTTCAAAGTTTTTAAAATTGACTCAAACCCCTCAGAAACAGGGTCAGATTCACCTTTTTTATCAATTGTAAATTGTCTAAATTTTCCTTCGTCAAATATAGGCCCACTGTGAGAAGATTCTATTCCAAATTTATTATTTTCATCCAGAAGTAAAAATAATCTAAACCCATCCATCTTTTCACTAATTCTTGTATTTGATCTGTTTAATTTTCCTTCGTTTGAGTATTTAATAAAACGAATAATATCCAAAAAATCTTTAGGTTTCATAGAATACTTATCATGATAGATATGTGTTATACCTACCCTTGGAGAAGACTCTATTTCAGTAAAATAATGTTTAACAAAATTCATTTTCTAAAATCTCGTTAATGTTTTGGTTAAAATTAATTCTTAATAATTTAATATTATTATTTTTACAATATTTATTTTTAATTTCATCTTTTATTTTTTGTTTAAAAAAATCTTCTTTTGTAGTTTGATATTTTCCAATAAACGAAAAAGGTTTGAAGTGTTGTTCTCCATCATATTCAATACAAATATTTTGCTCAGTTAAATAAAAATCGAACGGTAACGGTAATTTATATCTACATTTTTTAAATCTTTTTTGTCTTACAAAATTAATGTTATTTTCAATTAACCATCTTTCTATTTTTCTCTCACCATTTGAATTTTGACACCCTGGACAACCTCTAGCATTATTCTTATGATTATTAGGTGTTTGCCAAAATTCACCATGTTTGGGACAAATAATACAAACTTTTGTAAAAATATCCTTAAATTTAACTTTACTATAATCATATTTATTATTATGAACTTTATTACAAATATTTATAAAATCTTCATTTGTTAAATGTTGTCCCGCACATTTTGGACAACCTTTACCAGCCAAATGATTATCTGGAATTTGTTCAAAAACTCCGTGTTCTTTACAAATAATTTTAATTGGTAAATCTATTCTTTTATATTTAACTAAAGAATAGTCATATCTGTTTCCATGTACCTTTTTAAATTTTTTTAACATTTTATCTAATGAATTTCTATGACTATTAGATCTTTTAATTTTTCCACAACAAGGACATCCCATTCCAGAAATATGAGAAGATGGTATTTGTTCAAAAACTCCATGCTCTTTACAAATGATTTTTACCTTTAAATTATTCTTTATTTTTTGAAAATCAACTAAAGAATAATCATATTTATCTTTATGTATTTTTAAAGCTTTGTTTACAAAATCTTCAATATTATTCATTCTACCAGCACATTTTAGACAACCTTGACCGTTCCAATGTTTTTGTGGAGATTGTTCAAAAACTCCATGTTCTTTACAAATAATTTTAACTTTACTATGATTATTTTTATAACAAACATTAGAATAGTCATACAAATCTCCATGAACTTTTCTAGCTCTTTGAATAAAAATATCATTTGTAATAATAATTTTTGGCATTATTTTTCAATCTTTTCGGCTCGGGTAATTTTTAAAATAATTCTTATGATCCTTTCAGCGCACTCTTTCTTCCTTTAAGGGCTTCATAATACGGCAACACAAATTTCTTAAGTTCTTCATCACTCATCTTGAATTGAGGGAATACTTTCACAAACTGATCATAAGCAGCCTTCTTTACATCAAAGTCATTGACCTGTATACCATCTTCCCAAGGCCCCTGTTCCAATTCCTGTCCCTCTTTCCATATAATCCTCATAAAGTTATCATATATCATTTTCACTAGCGATTTGTCAAGGTATTTTTTTATTAACTTGAGAATACCAACATACGCATGAAAATCTTTCTTTTCGGCTGATGTTGGTTTCTGACCAAATACAAAAGCGAAGATATCATCAATATCTCTCTCATATGTGGACTTCTTAGTATCTATTTCTTGATATATTGGCTTGCCATCTGGTGTCTTTCGAATGTTACCCTTATCATCCAAAACTGGTTCAAAGGCTACACGCATTCCCTTATCCACACTAAACTTTCTCATAGACGGGTTAGCATACTTTTTACTGACCGAAATCTTACCAGTAGGAGTTTGTACAGCAATATCACCCAATCTTTCTTTACTAGAAACCAATGCGCGCATCAAAAGCTTTGAAAATGCTCCTTTTACTTTACTTTTGATATCTTCCCACGAACTATAGTGGGCAAAGGTGGAAAATTCATTTGGAGTTCCATCTTCAAAGAAGGTTGGCTCAAAGTCAATTTGTATATTTTTAACAATATCTGGTGCTACTTTGGACTGAAAAATCGTATTTTCTTGAGTTGGTGACCTTCCGCCTTGTCCAAAATAGGTCATTTTTCCGAACTTTTTACCTTCCGCGCTTTTCAAAAACTTTTTCAACAAAGGACGAAGTTCTTCTGGATACTGTAAATCCATATCCCCAACAGCCTTTTTATGCCGTTTGAACTCATCATATGCCCTCAAAAAGAAGGGTCTAGTGGAACCCGAAAAGAGTTTTCCCGATTTGACGTTTTCTTCAAACTTAGGGAACAAAGGTTTGTCATATTCCTTCTCAAATTCCTTATTCAAGGCCCGTAGTGCGCCGATAATTTCTTCCCTTAATTCGGTAAACTGTTTTGAAGAAATCTTATCCATTGGAATCTTTTCTGCTGGTGTGCCATTCACCTTCACATTTCCACCTTCAGTAAGATAATAGAAGTTATCAAATCGCATAACAGTACTTTCAGTCATACCTAACATTCCTCTCATGAGTCGCCACATGTCTTCACCATAACCAGTAAGCCTTAAAAATTCTTTTTTATTGCCATCAAGTAAGGCTTTTCTTACCTTAGTTCCTGATGTTTCGTTATCTCCCCTGTCTTCTAAAAAGAAATACTCACCTTTACCGAAATCGGGATCATTTGGATCTTCAGTCCCTTCGTTATCTGGACTATATTCTTTAAAGAACTTTTTAAACCCTTCAATTCTATCTGGACCAACAATAAAAACAGGTCGGTCAATACCGGCCTGAATAACCCGCGTAAACATACGGATTGGAATAGACGAGTCAACTCGAATAAATTTTAAGCCCGTAGCTTTTTCAATTATCTCTTGCTTCTGCTC